TGATCGTGGTGAGAGATTAATGCAACCAAATATTGGTGGTAATATTAGAGCTATGCTATTTGAAAACATTACACCAGGTGTTTTAACTTTGATAGAAGACCAAGTAAGAACAACACTTGATCTACATGAGCCAAGGGCAGAGATAATCGATGTGACCGTAACTTCAATTGATGAAGATAATGTTGTCAGAATTCGAATACAATTTTACATTTTAAATAATCAACAGCCAATATCTGTTGATGTATTTTTAGAGAGGACCAGATAAATGGTTAAGCTAAACATTTCAGAGCTAGATTTTGAAGCAGTAAAATCACAGTTCAAAGAGTATCTGCAAAGCCAGACGCAATTCAAAGACTATAACTTTGATGGATCAAACATGTCTGTGTTACTTGATGTGCTATCTTACAACACATTTCAAAATAACTTCTATTCTAACATGGCGATCAATGAAATGTTCCTTGACTCTGCTGTGTTAAGAAACTCCATCGTTTCTCATGCAAAAGAATTGAATTATCTTCCAAGATCAAGACGTTCTGCCAAAGCTGTTGTCACTGTTACATTTACAGACTCAACTACAACTGGGCAATCAATTACTATTCCACAATACACCCCATTCACTTCGATCTATAACGGTGAGAACTTTGAGTTTGTTACTAACGAAGCCTATGTTGCAAAGAAGACTGCACCTAGCACATTCGTTGCTGAGGGCGTGGAAATCTTTGAAGGTCAGATGTTAGCAAGTTTCGAGCGTGAAGGTTTCTTTGTTGATGTGGATGGCATTTTACGTGTTGTACTTTCCAACGAAAACGCAGATACTGAATCCATTGCGGTATTCGTTGATGCTGAAGCTACAGAAAATGAAAACGTATTCTTACGTAAAAACGACATCTTTGGTGTTGGGGCAACAGACAAGGTATTCTATATTGAACCATATTACGATGGTCGTTATACAATTTATTTTGGAAACAATGTTTTTGGCTTCCAACCAGAAGAGTTCGAAGACATTAGAGTACGTTATAGAATTACATCAGGCACTGAAGGTAATGGTGCGACATTATTCTCAATGGCTACTAACTTTGGTAGTGCGGCGGTAACAACAACACAAATAGCTGCTGGTGGTGCTGAGAGAGAAAGTATTGAAAGTATCAGATACTTTGCCCCTAAGAGTTTGCAAATACAAGAACGTGCGGTCACCACGTCAGACTATGAAATTCTTTTGAAAACACAATATCCAGAAATTCAAGCGGTTGCGGCATACGGCGGTGAAGACCTTGAGCCACCACAATTTGGTAAGGTTGCCATTTCGGTATACCTTGGTCAGGGACAAGAGAGTTTGTCCAACACTCTTTCTAACACATACATTGAGTATTTGAAAGAGAGAAGCCCACTTGCAATCGAACCTATTTTTGTAGCAACTAAATTCATGTATGGTTGTGCAATTGTTGATCTGTATTATAACCCTAAGTTAACACGCAAATCTACTGCTGATATCGAAACATTAGCAAGAAATGCTATTGTGGCGTACAACACCCAATATCTTGATGACTTTAATACGAAGCTTAGAGTTTCGGCATTGTCATCGGCTATCGATGCGGTAGACATTTCAGTGGTAAGTAATGAAATTTCAGTAATGCCTTACATTGAGTTTTCTCCAGCACTTAACGTTGCACTAAACCCATCGTTTAAATTTGTTGCTAAACTCATCAAGCCGTATCCATTCGATGAGGATAGAGGGTTTGCTACATACAAACCAGCAATCAAAAGTGGTGTGTTCTCTTACAACGGACAAAATGTTTATCTTCAAGATGATGGTGTTGGTAATATCCAAATCATTACTAGTGACGTTGCTAACCCCAAAGTTGTTAAGCCTTCGATTGGGACAGTAAATTACGATACTGGCGAAGTTAACCTAGTTGGGTTCATTGCAGATAGTTATAGTGGGGCTGGCATTAAAATTATGGCGAGTACATCTAAGAATGATATCACTGCACCAAATGGCAGAATATTCACTTTGAAAGATATAGACGTAACAATTAACCTTATTGAGTCAAAATAATGTCAGACATCGAAAAGAAAATAGCATTTAAGATACCTCAACAGTTCCCTGCGATATATCGTGAACAAAATGCTGAGTTGGTTCAACTTGTTCAAGACTATTACAAGTTCTTAGAAACCACACCTAATCAGGGTGTTTACAATTCAAGACGCATGTTTGAATATAGAGATATCACAACTACTCTTGACAGCATGATCATTTTCTTTCAAAAGAAGTATTTGGCTGATCTGCCTTTGCTTGAAGATGCAAGCGTAAGGCTCGTAGTTAAAAACATCCTAGACCTTTACAGACGTAAGGGTTCAGAGAGTGGCATCATTCTATTCTTTAGAATGTTCTATGGTGAAGATGTAGAGATTAACAACCCAGCAAAATTTGTTTTGAAACCATCTGACTCTAAGTGGCAGACTGGTACGTATCTTCAGATGGTTCCTAATAGTGGAGTTTTCTACGCAAGAGATGGAATAAAGTATTATCAATATAGTGATCTACTAGCTAAAAACATCCAAGGTACAACGTCAGGCGCTAAGGCGGCGGTTGACAAGATCAACTTCATACTTTTGAACGGAACACTAACACCAATTCTTTATCTGACTAACGTAAGGGGTAGTTTTGCTAAGTATGATGATGTCATGGCTAGGATTGATGGGCAAGATGTTTCGTTTGGTGTTATAAATGGTTCTGCATCAGATGTGACCATTGATTTGGATTATGGCGGCACAACAGGAAATGCTGTAGGCGACGAATTCAAAATTCAAAGTGAGTATGGTAATGGTGGTGAAGTTGTTGTAACAGAAACTGAAGCTAAGTTTACAGGTATTGTTGATTACACATTGACAGACGGTGGTTTTGGGTATACAATACAAAATACCAAACTAGAAGTTACAGATCAAGTTATTGTCTTAAATAACGAAAATCTTGAATTTACTAATCTCGAAAGACTTACTGATACTAGTGGAAACATAGGTACGGTACTTGGGCAGAACGCATCAGCCGTTGGTATAAAGATGGATGTTGGGGATGAGTTTGTTATTAACAGAGCCATTACTACAATGGACAGAACGCCAAATGTTACCATAACTGGTATTTTTAGAGTATCCACTAAGAACAATAGTTCACCTGGTGCTTTGTATCCAGAAACTGCTGTAGATACTGACGTTAAGGTTGAAAGCCTTTCTAATATTGAAACTGTGAACCTAATTACTGATTTAATCTCACCGTTCTTGAGTGTGCCATTAAATTCAGCAGATTACAATACCATCCCACCAGCAACAACTCTTATGAGTGGTAGTGCTTCGCCAGTAACATTAGCGACACCACTAGACCAAGCATTCAATCTTTCGCCATTTGAAATTGGCACTATTGATGCGTTCGAGAATGTAAATCCTGGTGATAACTATACCAACGATGTATTCACACTAGTACGTGATCCAGTTATGATTGCGTTCGACAGATACGAACAAATTCTAATCCTGCCAGTTCTTAGTGCTTCATTCTCTGTTGGGGATGCACTCACACAGGCTTCATCAGGAGTTAATGGGGTTATCACGGGAATTGACACAGACAGGTCTTTCATTAAGGTCAGACCTTATGCTTATTATGGTTTTGAAACATCATCTATTACCCACAAGGGTACTAGCTATGACGTTACAGCATCTGAAAGAGATTATACATCTGAGACATTTGGTGCTAATGCTGACATGAGATCAAAAACTCAATTCGCTACAGGTAGAATTTCAGCAGTTAAGATTACTAACTCTGGATTTGGTCACTTGGATGACGAAATTGTTTACATTGTAGATGATGATGGCGTCAAGCATGCAAAGGGTACACTTAGGGCTGACTCTCAAGGCATCACAGCAGGTTTCTGGGGTAGTGAAACCTCACAGATTAATGGTTACAGACCAGACGGAAGTTACTATGACTCTCGCAATAAGATACATGACAGTGATTTATATCAAGAATTCTCATACGAAATCTTGTCTACTGTTGATCTTGGTGTGTATGAAGAAACTCTTAAGCAGAACGTTCACCTTGCTGGTACGAGACTTTTTGGTAGGTTTGTCTATAAGAATAAGGTAGAAGTTGGTTTAGGACATAGGTTCTACGCTTCCAAGAAAGAAGACCAAATTATTGGCGGTCCTGAGATCGTCGGACCTAATCAACCAGGCGTAGAAATTAAATACACATCAGATAGAAATACTATTTCTGTAGATACGATCAACCTCAAAGCTGACGTAGTATAAACAGATAAATAAGTAGAAAGACTTTAGGAGCAAACATGGCTAAGCAAATTGTAAATACAGGACTTGCGGATAATGACGGTACTGGTGATCCGTTAAGAAACGCTTTCACCAAAGTAAATGAGAACTTTACCGAGTTGTACAACGCCGAATCGTTTTCTGGCAGTTATGCTGACTTGTCTAATAAGCCAACAAGCATTACAGCCTTTGGTATTACGGATGGTTCTAACAATCAAATTCTATCGACAGATGGTGCTGGAAACTTCACTTTCGTCAACTCATCAGCTTCAGTTGATCTTGACACTGAATTAGATGTAGCTAGTGCGACTAACAACCAAGTATTATCTTGGACTGGAACTGAATTCGATTGGGTTGATAACTCAGGTGCTGGTTTATCAAACAACGCAATCATTGATTTAGTTACTAGCGATGATCTTGATATGTCAGGCAACAAAGTATTATTTGGTAACGTATATGACGCAGAAGGTGATTTACCTGCTGCTGGCAGTTATCACGGTATGTTTGCTCACGTACATGGTACTGGTAAAGCATATTACGCTCATAACGGTGCTTGGGTTCGCTTAGCAGACTTTTCTGAAGTTGGTGGTGGTGGCGGTTCAAGCCTACAAACAAGAATTAACAAAGTCGGTGTATCGGCTTCATTAACTGATGGTGCATCAGGCAATGTTGACATCGTAGGATTTAAAGGATACGCACTACTATCGATTACAACAGACAAAGCGGCTTGGGTAAGAATTTATTCAAACGGTGCGACTAGAACTGCTGACGCAAGCAGACTTGAAGTGACAGACCCAACGCCAGATGCTGGTGTTATTGCAGAGGTAATCACAACAGGAGCAGAAACTGTTTTGATGTCACCATCTTCAATGGGCTTTAACATGGAAGCAACTCCGACAACTAATATTCCATGCGCAGTTACCAATAAATCTGGATCAACAGGAACAGTTTCGGTTACTCTAAACGTACTTCAATTGGAGGCATAATATGTTGCAAGAGTACATCGTTACCTTACATAATAAAGATGACCTTGATCAGTTTTACGATGACATAGAAACCACAGAAAGTTCAGTACACGTCCATGATGGTGAAGTTCACTTTCCAAGTCGTGCAGTTGAGGTTTCTAACCGAAGACTGATCAGTCGTAACACACATTATATGCTAACTCATGAAGAAGCACAAGAGTTGAAGAACGACCCTAGAGTATGGGACGTCGAACTTGCTGAGATGATCGAACTTACCACAAAGCCAACTGGTTGGAAAATGGAAAATAAGAAATTTTCTAAAGATTGGTTCACAGATGCGACAGATCACAATTGGGGTTTGTTAAGACATAGTGAAGATGCTAATAGAGCCAATTGGGGTTCTAATGGAACTAACACTTACGTGAGTGACTTGACGGTTACTTCATCAGGTGAGAATGTTGATGTTGTTATTGTTGATGGTCACATCGATCCTGCACATCCAGAATTCAAACCAAGGGAAACCGCACACTATAAGGGCAACCTAGTAAACGACAATACTAATAGTGCATTGTTCGATAGATCAGTTACTGTTAATGGTTTGAAGATTGTTATTTCTGGTGCTGCTGGTGGACAAATTGCTGTTCCAGACGAATGGGCTAGAAAGACAGCAAGAGTAGTTGATCTATTGATTGACCCAGATGGATCAAACGTTAACTTAGCATATCAAAAGAATTTGATTGCAACTCTTAAGGGTGAAGTAGGTACTGTACATGCAGGACTTCCATCAGTACAACGTGTTGCCTATGGTGGTGGTGGACAGTACGAACCAAACTTCTTAACAGACGAAGGTATCTCTTCATATGTTGGTTATCAAGCATTTTTGGATAGTCACGTTCATAACGATATGGTTTGGTATAGAAACGTAAGTGGACCTATTCCACCAGTACAAGACAGAGACATCGAAGAAATAATCGAACACCTTATGCACACAATACATCTAATGGGTGTAATGGGCGCAGTTACTGGTTCTGAGACAGCTATGAATTGGATGGCAACTGGTAATGCTAGTTGGAAAACCACAGCATTACATCTTGCAATGAAAGAAGCTATTGATGGTTCTTTCTTCGATCCGTCTGGTTACGCAAGTGATTGGGCAACTGTTGCAGAT